GAATTGTCATGGGACGCAAAGGCGCTGATATCTATATTATCGACATGATAAACGAAAAGATGGAGTTTACCGAGAGCGTGGCGGCTGTCCGGCAGCTGTCGGCGAAACATCCGGAGGCGCGGGCAAAGGTAGTTGAAGATAAGGCCAACGGCCCCGCGATAATCAGCTATTTGCGAAAAGAGATTTCCGGCATGGTAGGCTTTGAACCGAAAGGAAGTAAAGAGGACAGGGCGCTTTCCGTAGCGCCTTATTTTGAGGCGGGAAATATCCTCTTTCCTAAACCAACGGGGCAAAACAAGTGGATGTTCGACTTAATAGACGACCTTGTGAAGTTCCCAAACGGGCAGTACAAGGATACAACAGACGCTACAGTGCAGGGGATTTTATATCTCATGGATAGGCCGAGCACCAAATTCGGCGATGACAGCGAAGAACTCAGTAAAGAAAGTTATTGGAGGAAACATGCTAAAGTATAAAAGGCAAGTTGTTGTAGAATTAGCTTTGCTTATCTTCTACATCATTCTGATTATCTTACGATTATCGAACGGAATGATGCGAGGAATGTACGCCGACGACCCTCTCCCCTTCTAGGCGCGTATTTTGAACTAATTCCGTTTTGATAATATGGCCCGCTGTGTTTTTGACTCCCTTTTTCGCAGCGGGCTATTTTAATGATTTGGAGGTGAAGCATGGCTGGAAACGCATTCATAGAATCAGGCCGCTCAGGCTTATACCGTTACGGCGGCTGGATATACGAAGAATTTCTACGTGAACTGCAAGGGCGCAAGGGAACAGAAGTTCTCAAGGAGATGGCAGATAACGACGATATGGTCGGCGCAATACTCTTCTCTGTTGAGATGCTTATGCGCCAAGTCGTATGGAACGTTAAGGAGGCAGGAAACAGCGAAGTTGATATACGCGCCTCCGAGTTCATATTCTCCTGTATGCACGACATGGAGCAAACGTGGTCTGACTTCATTTCTGAGATATTATCATTTTTGACATACGGCTGGAGTTATCATGAAATAGTTTACAAACGGCGTATCGGCAAAACGAACCGGCCAGAAACGCATAGCAAGTTTGACGACGGGCTTATCGGCTGGCGTAAGCTGCCGATACGCAGCCAGGATACCCTTTGGCAGTGGAAATATGATGACAGCGAAAATCTGCTGGGCATGGTTCAATGTGCGCCTCCGATATTTGAGCAAGTATTCATCCCGATAGAAAAGGCGCTGCATATCCGGACGAAAAGCCGCAAAGCAAATCCGGAGGGCCGCAGCATACTGCGCAACGCATACCGGTCGTGGTATTTCAAGCGCAGGATACAGGAAATTGAGGGCATAGGCATAGAACGCGATCTCGCGGGTTTGCCTGTCATTGAAGCGCCGGAGGGCGCGGACATATGGAGCGACGAGGCCGCGGCTGACAGGGCGCGGGCAGAAAAACTTGTCACCAGCATACGCCGGGACGAACGCGAGGGCATTGTCATAGGCAACGGCTGGAAACTTACGCTCATGACGACCGGCGGCCGTAGGCAGTTTGATACCAATGCTATAATCGAACGCTACGATAACCGCATAGCAATGACCGTGCTCGCGGACTTTGTTCTACTTGGCCATCAGAAGGTCGGAAGCTTTGCGCTGTCCAGCGATAAAACGGAACTGTTCAGCGTTGCGCTTGGCGCGTATCTTGACCTTATCTGCGAAACGTTCAACAACCAAGCCATCCCGCGTTTGCTCGATATGAACGGCGACGCTTTCAACGGTTTAACCGGATACCCCGAACTTATACATAGCGATATTGAAAAACCGGATTTAGAAGAACTGTCCAAGTTTGTCAGTTCGCTTGTCGGAATCGGGGCGATAACCCCTGATGAAAACATGGAAGATTACCTGCGTATGGCCGCGGATTTGCCAGACCGGGACCCGAACGGTACATACATGGGCGCACGAAGCCAAAACCCGCAGGAAGAGCCAGAACCGGCAGTCGGCGGCGGTGAACCGTCGGGGCGGCCCCCAGCCGCGCAGTTAGGCGGCCCGATGAACTGATGGTAGTATTTAAAAGCCGGATAAAGAATCATATCGTAAAAAAAACAGGCGCGGACGCCGATGTATTGAACAAGCTTCGCTCTTTTCTCGACGCCGAGGAACCACAGGTGGTCACATGGCTTGTCAGTGTTTGGAACAGCCAGCAAAGAGCAGTCACGTATAAGGAACTGCGCGATGCTATTCTGGCCGGAGACTTGACCGTTGAGCAGCTAAACGCCTGGCAGCTTGATTATTCGCGGTTTGTAACCGATAAGCTTGCGCCGGCGTGGGCAAAGGCTATGTCAAAAGGCGCTGAGGATACATCTACCGCAACCTACAATCCATACGCGGACGCGGCAGTTGATTTCATCCAGCGACGCGGCGCCGAACTTGTAACCAATATGACAGCCGAACAGCGTAACGCCATACGCGCTATGATTTTACAGGCCAGCGTGTCCGGAAACAATCTGACCGCCGACAGCCTGTCACGTATGATTCGGCCTGTTATCGGCCTGACGCGGCCACAGGCGTTGGCAAACTACAATTATTACGTAGGCCAGCTTAACGCGCACTTGGACGCTGGAATGAGCCAGACGCGGGCAGAGAAAACAGCGCGGGACGCCGCGGCAAAATACGCGGGGCGGCAGCACAGATACCGGGCAATGAATATCGCCCGGACGGAACTCGCAACCGCTTATAATCAAGGGGCTTTCGGCGGTACAAAGGACGCGCAGGCTAAAGGTTTTATCGGCGATTGTATAAAGCGCTGGCTGACTGCGGACGATGAAAGGGTCTGTAAGCAATGCGGCGGGCTGGAGGGCGAAACCGTGAACATGGACGCCACGTTTTCTATCGGCGTGCTGATTCCTCCGGCTCACCCGTCATGCCGCTGCGGGGTGGCGTATGAGCAGGTTACGGAACCAGTTGTACCGGTCTCACCGGATGTTGACCAGTTTACAGATGTCGAAAATGGTGGTATAATGGATCTACAGGACGGTGATGCCGGTATGTCCTTCGAGATGCCCAAAGGCTATGAAATGCCGATTTCAGATGATGAGTTTGATCTGATTTCACGAAACATACTGGCAGAGCATATAACTCAAGTAATACCTTTGAACGATGAAGCCCAGGAACGAGTAAATCAAGCGTATGTAAACATAATTCAAAAAGGAATTGATACTGGAACCGAAACAATGCATGTGCTAAACTCAACAAGTGGGATTGACATTATGAAACCTGTAATTGGCGGAAAAACCAGTGTAAATTCAAATGAACTTGAAAAATTAATAGTCGAGTCGCCGCCAGACAGCCTTATATTAATCCATAATCATCCAAGTAATGCTTCGTTCTCCACACAGGATATGTTTATTACAGCAACACACCCAAGCATCTCAATGTCATCAGTAGTTGGTCATGACGGAAGTATATACGAATTACGAATTGTCAACAATAGAGATGTAACATTAGAACAACTAAGAAGTCGTTTTAATGAACTCCAGGCAGAGTTGGCAATAGATAATGAATATACTGGATATAACACAGATGAAAAAGAGCAGTTCATAAGAAATGAAATCATAGATACTATTAGTTTTGAAAATAGATGGGAGTATAGGAGGTCATTTTATTATGAACGGCCAATCGACGATTGAACAGGAGTCACCACCAATGGGTTTCCCAATATTCTGGAAGGAAGATTTTCCTGTTGTTTGCATGTTTAAAACTGTCGAAGAAAATAAAAAAAGGCTTGCTGAAGCCAATATTTCCGAAGAACAAATGAAGCATGAACTAGAGACACTAAAGTTTATTGAGGAAAATTACGATAAAATACATGCTAACGATAAGGTTCCAATAACTTCCTTTCATTTATGAGGAGTGATTTATATGAGCGGTGATAGGGAACCTCTTTTCTGGATGACAAATAAAGAGTGGTATACTGCTGACAGAGAACATGACGAATTCGTATTAACTGACAAAGCCCCAGAGCGGGCAATAAAAAGCTTTGAACTTTATAAACGTATAAATGGTAAAGATATTGATGAATCGGTACCAGCCATACAAGCAGCGGTTTAAACTTAAAGACCCAATAATGCTTCAAATTTACGTTTTTGACACGATAAGACCTCGGACATATAAATATATACCCAAGCTGTTAAAACGCTAAAAAGAACGCGCTACGTGCATAACAAACGGCAATCCAACGCTCTGTGTTTACAGGGCGTTTTTTATGTGCTAACCTGATAAGGAATTGTACATAGGAGAATGTAATGAATCTAAACAGGTATTCCATGTCAGGTAAAGACGGAAACCTCCGGCTTACCATAAATGGTTTTGTCGTTGCATACGCCGAAAGTTTTAATGCTGTGCTTTTCGAACACATGAAAGAGTACACCTTGAGAAGCGCAACCTATTCGGTACCGAACAACTACGAAGTGAAGTTGCAGCTAAACCGTTTGTCCATGCCTCACCCAGATATTATCGCGGAAATAATCAATGATTTATCTCATGGGCAGCTATCTGATTTTGTGTTTAATGGATGGTATAGAACCGGGCAAACGCTTTCACCAGTAGTATTCCGTCACTGCATACCTGAATCGGATGATCTTGGCGCATTTTTGGACGGATTTGTAGACCAATGGGTATTTAAAATCTATCAGATAAATGAAGAATTGATAAAGGAATTTAAAAACGCACAATAGACCGCTCCAATGGAGCGGTTTTTTCATGCTTTTTTCGGAGGCGGTTCATTGAATAACGCGAAAACATTTCTGTCAATCGTCCGTGAAATAATCGGTATCAATAAAGCAACCACCAGATTCAAGATTGTCAAATCTGACGATGAAAAACGGCAGGTTTTTGGCTGGGCATCCGTCAGTGCTCGCCAATCGGGCGAGGTCATTGAAGACTGGCAGGAGGACATTATCGAAATAGACGAACTTGAGAAAGCTGCCTACGCCTTTGCGAAGGATTACGCCACAGCCGGCGAAATGCATGAGCGCGGCGGCGTCGGGGAACTAATCGAAAGCGTTGTCTTCACCAAGGAAAAGGCCGCGGCGATTGGCATACCGGATGGAATACTTCCGGAGGGCTGGTGGCTTGGCTTCCAAATAACAGACGACGACGTATGGCAAAAAATCAAAGACGGGGAATATTCCATGTTCAGCATTGAAGGCACGGGAACCCGAACTGAAACTGCTTAGAAGTGATCATTATGATCAACGTGATCAATGTGATTAATGTGATTAAAACAAGCAAAGGGGATAGATGGAGTTGATTGTATGAAAAGGATTCTATGTATATTAAGCGCCGCGATAATGCTGCTGTCTGTTTTCGGATGCGCCGTTTCACAAACCGTAACGCCTCAAAGCATAAAAAAAGTCGGTGTCCTCAAAGTTGGCGTTAAAGACGATGTACCTAATTTCGGGTATTTCAATATCAATACAAATCAATATGAGGGCATGGAAATTGACTTGGCCCGGCTTATCGCCAGAGATTTAACCGGAGACGGAACAAATGTCGAATTCACCTCAGTAACGACGAATACCAGAGGACCGATGCTGGATAATGGCGACGTGGATATAATTATTGCCACGTTTACCATTACGGATGAACGTAAGCTGCTGTATAACTTCTCCGCGCCCTACTACACGGACAGCATAGGCATTATGGTTAAAAACGATTCCGGGATAACCGACACGTCAGACTTAAATGGCAAAACTATCGGCGTTGTTCAGGCCGCCCCGACAAAAGACGCATTACAGCCGGTTGTTTCGAAAATTAACGTGTCGTTTTCGCAGTATCCGTCTGCAAGGGAAGCAAAAGCGGCATTGGATTCCGGTATTACAGACGCGTTCGCAATCGGATGCTCTATCCTGAACGGTTATTTAGATGATACGACGATGATTCTGCCGAATAAATATTCCCCGCAGCCGCTTGGCGTGGCGACGAAACTTGGAAATAAGGTTTTAGCCACGTATATCAATAACTTAATCAATAAATGGCTGCAAGACGGAACTATTGAGACACTTACCAGCAAATACAATATTTAACGTTAATAAGCACCTTATCTGAGGTGTTTTTTTTATTTCAAACAAAGAAGGTGAAAAATGGCTACAAAGCTTAAAGATTTAAAGCTGACCAGCGTGGATCTGGTTGACCGCGGCGCTAACCCCGACGCGCATATCCGGCTGTTCAAGCGAAAAAAAGTAGCGGAAGAATCCGACACGGAAGTAAAGAAAGACGCAACGACATTCAGCGAAAACGTTCAGCAGGAAAGGCTTTACAAAGTGACGCAGGAGATGTTCGATTTTTCCTACGCCTTTTCGGATAGCCTGTCATCTATCATCTGGGATGACGAGATGGACGAAACTGCCAAGCTGGACATGATGTACAAGTCGTTGGATGAATTCGCCGAAACTATACGGAACTCCGCTCCGATGTGGTCCACCGGCAAGTGCATTGACAAAGCCGTGAGCAAACAGAAAAAGCCGGAAAGTCAGATACAGGCGTTTGACGCGTTCTGGAAAGCAATGACGAACGAAATAACCGGCCCGGACAACAATTCTGAGGCCGTTGTTAAAGGGGATAATCATCCCCAAGGGGATGACAATCCCCAAGAGGATAATCATTCTCAAATAAAGGAGGAAATAGATTTGAAGATCGACAAAAGCAAGATGACACCCGAGGAACAGGCGCAGCTGGCCGACTTTGAAAAAAAGTACGGCGTTGAGGATTCTGCTACACCTGCCATTCCTGAATTGC